CCGGAAGCAACAGACTTCATTTTCAACATGTGTAAACGGTACCAAGCGCATAATCCCTTCAGGCCCGAGGAGAAATATAACTCCAAGAAGGAACTTGAATTCAATAACAAGCAGGGAACCGGCCTTGATTCCGCAATCCGTGTTGGAACCGCAGGGAAAGAAGACCTTGGCTCTGCTCAGTTGATTCATAACCTTTTGCTCTCGGAAGTCCCGAAATGGCCTCGTACAACACAACAGGCGCTCCTTACGTCTGTTTTGCAGTGTGTGCCGGATAACGATGAAACAGAAGTAGTGTTTGAGGGCACGGCCAAGGGCATAGGCGGAGAGTTTTATACCCGTTTTTGGGGTGCACGCTATCAGTATGAGTTATTCCTGACCAAAGACGGCACGGTTGATTTTAAGTGTACGATCAACGAGAACGCAGATAAAGACAATATCTACTCCTCCATTTTCATTCCCTGGTTTGTCTTCCAAAAATACGAAATGGATGTGCCGACTGACTTTCAGAGGACCAAAGAGGAAGAGTTGCTTGCGACTCTTCATAATCTGACTGATAAAAAGTTGCAATGGCGCAGATATACCATTGCCAATAAATGTAACTCCAAAGACGCATCAACGCTCTATACAGACCCGAAGGATATCTTCAAACAGGAATACCCCTCGACAGCAGTTGAAGCATTCCTTGCCTCTGGTAAGTCGATCTTCGAGGTACAGAAGGTCCTGCAGCGCAAGAAACTCGCTCCCCCGCCTAAGACAAGGTATGAGTGTCTTCTTACAACCGGCCAATTCATTTACGACAAAGAGGGACGATTCAAGGTATGGCAGGAACCAATCATCAACGGCAACTACATTGTTTCCGCTGATGTTGCCGAGGGAATAGAGACGGGGGACTTCGACAGCGCAGACGTTATTGACCAGCTCACCGGCAAACAAGTTGCACAATGGCATGGTCACATCGACCCTGACCAGTTTGCAAAGCTCCTTTTCTGGATCGGCAAGCGCTATAACGGCGCATGGTTGATACCTGAAAGGAACAATCACGGCTTCATGGTGTGCGACAAACTCGTTGATATGGGATATCCACATATTTACATGGAGACGATCATTGAGCCTCCACATAAGCCTCGTAAGCGCTATGGCTGGGTTACCAGTGGTAGAGGCAAGAAGGCAAAGCCCCTGGTGATCGATAACCTTGTAGCTGAATTCAGAGACGGTGTCGACGGCATTATGTGTGCCGAGTCGTTCAATGAGATGCTTACCTTCAAACAGAATGAGAAGGGTGAGCTCGGAGCAGAAATAGGGTATTTCGATGACCGTGTGATGAGTATAGCCATTGGTAAATACGTAAGGAACCGCTTGCCGAGGATTAATCTCGCACCGGCCAAGACATCAAACCTTACTCCGGGATCAGCGAGCAGTGGTACGCCTTCGGCGCAAGCGTGGACATAGGATGAATGGCAAAGTCAGCAAGAAAGTCAACAAGAAGGCCAGGCGGATGCTGAATGTCTACCTGAAAGAGGTTTCGAAGTGGTCTCTATGGGATCGCTTAATCTTTGCCTGGAAGATCGTGAAAGGAGATTTGTATTCATGAGCGGAAACAAAGATGAGAAAAAGGTACCTACACTTCAAAAACTTATCGCAAGAGTGGAGAAACTTGAAAAGAATATCGAATCAATCCGGCGATGGGTGATGGTTGTTAAGGGGATTCCATCTAAGGAGGATTTGCATTGAAGATCAAAAAGGTTATAAATCGAGGCGAACTGATTCCACGCTATTATGGTATTGCTTACCAGGAAGATACGTCGCTGCAATGGTTTTGTTATCCGCTCGGCCTGAATGTGATTGTCGGGCTATGGAAAGCTCTCATATGGTCACTAAAAAGTTCATTCGCTTATCCAAGCCAAAAGGCGCTGAGAGATGCCTCGTATCGTGAAGGTTATATAAAAGGCCGTCAGGATGCCGCGAAAGATATGAATAATTTTGATACGAGTATGTATGTCAAAAGATAACCAATTCATCCTCCCGAATTACCGTGAAATCCCCGATGGGCACGAGATGATGCAGATCACCGAGGAACAATACAATCGCATCAAGAAAGTCGAGGCCATGGTAGAAAAGGCAATCCGAAGCGTGCTTGATAGGCTTGGATGCCCGACTAAGGAATCTGATACCGCAGTTGATATCAATCTCCGCATGCAATTGGCCGGTATTGAGATAAGGAATTGTATCTTCGAGGGTAATCCGAAGATGAACGGCTGGTACTTCAACAAACTCGGCCAGTGGGTCTCTGTTATCTATCATCCGACATCAGACGTTGATGAGATGGGGGAAGCCGTTATCAAAGTAACAGCGGCTACGGTACCAGTGGACTTTGAACTACCTGAGCTTAAACCTGTTGGAGGGAATGCGTAATGCCAGCGATCATGTTCAAGAGCAATCGAGAGCTGAATATGGAAGAGGCACGGGCGACTCAGCAAAGAGAAGAGATCGACCATCAGCAGAACCTGAGTTTCCTCATGAGCCTTGCAGGTCACGTTCGGGCAAAATGGGATAGCGCACGAAGAGCCAAGATGCCAATAGAGCGTAGGATGATCGAGAGCAAACGCGCTCGTAAAGGTGAATATCCACCTGAAAAGATAGCCGCCATGCAGGAAATGTTCGGAAGAGATTACCTGCCGGTATGGATGATGCTTACCGATACTAAGTGCCGGGCGATCGAGGCATGGTTGAAGGATATCTTCCTGCGTGAAGACACGATCCCCTGGGATATGACCGCGACGCCTGTGCCGGAAGTTCCGGAGGATGCCAAGCAGGAATTACGTCGCAGACTTTATGAGTATCAACTGACACGAATTATGAATGAGGGCGCCATAGTCGATCAGCAAATACTCATGCAGCAGATAGAACAGCTTATGGAAAGCATGATGAATCGGTTGGAAAGGGAACTCAAGCGCCTTACTAAAGAAGCAGTTGAGAAGATGAAACTCCGCCTTCAGGACCAGTTTACAGAGGGCGGCTGGAAGAAAGCCTTAAAGGAATGTCTTTACGATATTTCTACCTTCCATACGGCTTTTCTTAAAGGGCCGGTTCTTAAACGTGATCGCAATAAGCGTAAACGTGTATATAATCGCGTAGCTCGCCAGTGGTCGACCTTAAGAACGGATGAGAATATAATCACGAAATGGGAACGCAGACCTCCGACAAGAATATATCCCTCGCCTGGTGCTACATCAATTGAAAACGCCATTTACCTTTTTGACCTTGTAAGTCTCTCACCGGCAGACCTTTCGGATATGATCGGCGTACAGAACAGCAATGATTCCGCGATACGGCGAGTGCTTGACCGTTATAGGGCAGGAGGATTAAAGGAGTGGACATCAATCAGTGCAGACCTCGCCCGCCTGGAAGATAAGCAGACCAATCTTTATGAAAATGAGTACATAGACTGTCTGGAATACTACGGCTCGGTCCCGGGGAAGATTCTCTTAGAGTGGATCGCCAGCGACAACATATCCTTCGATGAGAAGATAGACCCCCATAAAGAATATCAGGTTACCGCATGGGTAGTCGACAATGAGGTTATTCGTGCAATTCTCAATGAGGAGAGGCCATATTCGAAAGCATCGTTCATGGATGACCCTGATAGCTTCTGGGGACTTAAGAGCCCGCCTGAGATTATCGAAGGGATACAGAGCATCTGTAATGCCCTTGCCCGGGCAATCGTCAATAATGTGGGAATCGCAAGCGGTCCTATCGTAGATGTGAATGAAAACCGGCTCGCTCCTGGTGAAAAGGCTGCAATATGGCCGTGGAGAGTATTCAAGACGACCAATGCGCAGATGCTTGAGAGCAAGGCCGTCAATTTCTATACGACTCCAATGGTTGCCGGACGACTCATGGATGTTTTCGAGCGCATGAGCAAAGTAGCTGACGACTATCTCATTCCAGGATACGCCCATGGAGATCCGCAGGTTGGCGGAGCAGGTAAGGCACTCGCTGATTACGAAAAGGTTTTAACGCCTATGGGTACAACTGAGATAGGATTAATTAAGAAAGGCGATCTGGTTGTAAATTCCTATGGGTCTTTTTCTAAAGTAACTGGTGTTTATCCACAAGGAAAATCTGATATTTTCCGCATGAAGTTCAGCAATGGAGAATATATCGATTGCGATCTTAATCATCGGTGGTCAGTAAGGACACATCATGATCGTAAATTCAAAACTTTAACAACACAAGAAATACTTGATAAGGGTTTATTTAGGAAAACAATAAAAGATTATCGAAATCCCAAGGGTTATAGACCTAAATGGATGCTCCCAATGATTGATTTTATAGAATTTAAGACCAAGGGAGTAAAGATTGATCCTTATACTATGGGTGTTTTGCTTGGCGATGGAGATCATCGGGGTAGAGTAACGAGCATGGATAAGGAAGTTTTTGAACGCATTCCTTATCAAAAAGGCAAAACTGATACAAGCAATAACAGAGGAGTTGCATGGACACAAGCGATTAAAGGAATAAGAACAGATTATCGTTCTTATGGCTTAAAGTGTAAATCTACAGAAAAATTCATCCCAGAAGATTATTTATACAACTCAAAGAAGATTCGCCTTGAACTTCTTAGAGGCCTTATGGATACAGATGGTTGCTGTTCAAAAGAGGGATGGTTATTTTTCTCAACATCCTCATATAAATTAGCAGAAGATTTCAGAAAACTTATACAGTCACTGGGTGCTACTGTAAATGGCATTTGTGAAGAAGAAGGTTCTGATTTTGAAATCAATGGTAGAAAATGTAAGCGAA